TTGTTGGTTTACCATTTGGCTTTTTCATTGGACCAGAAGGGTTTGTAAAAAATCTGGTTAAAAAAGAACCTTTACGGCGCATCTTTTCTGGAGTATCGGCAGCACCACGAACGCCTGGCTTTAGATTAGCGCCCTCTGTTTCTTTGAAATACCTTCTGCCAGCCGCAGTAAGACCGCCCTTTGGATCTTTAAGAGGTTGTTTTGCTTTTGCCAATTGGCAATCAAGGTCGCAATCAAGAGCATACTTAAACAAACCCTCATCGTTCATTTTGATAATATCAATAATAGCCAAAGCATTTGCTGGGTTATCTACAAGACTGAGTTCGCCAAGAACATACTTTTTAATAATATTTACTGGCTTACCACGAAACATCTTGTCAGCTGATTCTGATTTTTCAATAACCTTGCCGCCAATTGAAAATGAACGAAGGGTTCCGTCAAGAACTTTTTGCCAAGTATCTTCGGCACCCTTTGAGATATAAGCTTCTACTTTAACAGCATTATAAGATGTTCCATCAGCACCAGTAATAACAACTGGTTCGTAACTAACGGCTTTACCTACGGCAATAGGAGCGTGCATTTCTCTAATGTTTCCACCCCAGTTTGCAAAAGCCTCTTTGGATGCCTCAAAGTCAACAATATCACCAGCTTTATCAATATTGTCTGCGGTAGCAATACCGACCACAATCCTTTGTTCCCGCTTAATCATATCAATTGGGAATGAAATATTAAAATCCGACATTTAGCCCTCGTGACCTACTAGCATATATTGTTTTTAACAATATTGCAAATCAGCCCAGTGCAAACACAGCAACTGCTGAGTTAGCGGTGACTACTTCAATGGTTGTATAATCGCCATCAATTTCAATATATTCAGTAGACTCAGCTGGGAGCAAGACTGTATATTGCCCATTGAGTTTAATATCAACATCACTGGCACCTTTGTTATAAACATACAACTCACTTGTGTGTTGTCCAATATTCACAACACCATTTGCTGTTACCAAATTTTTATTTGAATACACCAAACTACTTTCACTCATTTTATTCTCCTTGATTAAACTTACTGGTTGAATCGTTGTTCACTCCAGAATCTTGATTTTGACCACGCTCTGCTTGGGCTCCATCTGCTCTTGGGTCGCTAGTTGCTGCATCACCAGTTGGCGATTTAGGCGGCTCAGATGCAGAGTTATTGTCATTTCCAAAAGGAGCACCTGCGCCATTGTTGGCTGCATCGTTCTGCTCTTTCTTAACATTTGTTGGGAATGGAAGAACATCATCTCCGTCATACCTTTCTGGAAGACCAATTTGACTTCTGACTTCGTTCGGCGTAATAACTTCTGTTCTAAGATATCTATCATTAATTCTTGACTGAATATCTTCGTCAACCAAGTCAATTTTCTTAAGCTGAATTTGCATTAGATCAGTAAATTCAGAAACAATCCTGTTCAACTTCTTTTCAATAATAGCCTGATCTGGACCGATAACTTGCATCTTAAAACTCTTATCTGCATCTCTTGATACAGCTAAGTTTGCATTGTCATAGACACCAACCTTTGGGGCAGGGACTCTGTTTGCTACAAGAATTTCATCCCTGTTTGATTTACGATATTTATCAAACGATGAATCTTGAATTCCAGCCTCAAGTTTTTCAAACTTAATATCAGTGTCTGTACCGAGGCTGGCTGGAAGCGGAATCACTAGCGTTCCATGATTACGACCTTTAACTTCATTTCTAAAATAGTTAATCAATTCCTGCTTTGACTTATTACTAAGTTTTGCACCTTTAAGAATAATCGCATAACGAGGAATTGCTTTGTTTTCAAAATAATCAATATTATATTCTTTTGCAAATTTATCACCAATAATTGCTGTTGCAGCAGATACTGCAGATGGAATTCCATAGTATGTATTGTTTGGCGAATAAATTTTAAAATGAATTAATTCATTAGGTTTTGGATCGTTATTAATTGGATCTGGCGTTTCTTTATCTTGAAACTGCCTGAAGAACACTGCTTGAATTTTATTTGTTTTTGCAATTTGTACATAACCGTCACGCTTCCTACGAACACGAACAAGCGTTGCGGGGACATGACCGATGTAACCAATCTTACCAGCATTGTTTCTGCCGATTTCAAGATACCCATTTCCCACAGTTAAAACATCTTGCCAGACACGAACCATTGTTTCAATCAGTGTTTCTTCAATATTTAAACTTTCAAATGTTTCATCAAGATTCTCTTTTAGATCTTGATATTGCTGGCGTAGTCTCGTAAGTTTTTCCTCGTCAGCATGTGCTTTTTCAATTCTTCTTTTAGCTTTTAGTGTTTCTTGGAATTCATATCCAAGACCAACTGTGTTCATAACTCTTGCATTGATAGCTGCATAGTGAATAGCGCTTTGATCATACAAGCCAGCAAGTGTGTCTAGATCATATGGTGGGTTTACAATGTCATAAAGTGAATAACCGCTAACTCTTTCTGGGTCAATGTACTTAGATTGCGTACCATCTTCGCCTTCGTGTTTCTTTTGTAAACGCAAAGCCTTACGCTTCATTTTTGGAGAAAGAGTATCAATCTTTACCAAATCAAACGGATCAAATGTCTCAGCTTTACTTGTAAACCCCATGTATGATATGTCATCAATTTCTTGGTCAAGAATAATTGTTTCTTCAACCAATTCTGTTTTATTTTCCATTAGCGCTCCTGTTTGAGAAATGATTGTCATACATATCTTCAAATGGATCGGCTATCAATCCATCGTTTAGTCTTTCAACCTGATCATCTTTTTCTGATGCTGAAATTTTTCTTGCACCAGCAACCCACTTAACCAAACCGTCTGCATCACCACTCCAGTAGCGACCAGCTTCCAGAACCCTTCTTTCAACATCTAGGTCGTACATAAGACCTTCGGCGCATAACACACCGCCATCCCCGTCAGAAAGAGCTTCATCTTTTGATGTAAAGTACACACACACACCGTGTGCTCGCTCTGGAACCCAGATGTTTTTGCTTTTAATCATATTTGACGACATACGGTAAATTATACACCACTTTTGTTAAAAAATGATACACAAATGTTCAGATATCAACGAATTGGGCATACACCTGTAGCGCAGTCATCCAATTCAATTGATAAATCAGTTGACATTTGTTGCAGGGGTACAGAAAGGTTCAGTTTAGATACAGTTTTCTCATACTCCTCTTTTGTAATTTCCTCATAAGGAGGCAATGGGAAGTTATGGTCTACATGCAAAAGGAATGATACAGACTTAACGCTCTTATCGTAATTCTTCGCTAGCCATTCTTGAATTGCTGGTAGCTCTTCTTTACGGTAATAGACGGTTACTGAAACTGCATTATCTGCCCACTCAGCCTGCATCTTCTTAACCCACTCAAGCTGCTCAATAGCAGTCATGTTTGCTGCCAACACAGCCCCCTCTGGGGATTTGCATGGGAACTCAACAACATATCGGCTGTGATCCTCCCTGCCATCCAACCCCATGTCCCAAGTAACTTTGTAACCACGCTTCCTGCACGCATCAACGAGCGGATCAACCGAGCTAAAACGAACTCTGCGAATATAATACTGAGCAAAGGCAGGGTGGATACCAGGGGTCACACCTGGGAGCAATGATAGTGTTCCAGATGGCTGAACGGTAGTTAGCCGAACAGACTCAGGGAAACCTTGTTCACGAGAATAATCTTTATCAAGTGCTCGCAAGTATTCATAAGCTGTTTTTAACCATCCAATTTGAACCTCTGTGCATTGCAAGATTCCAGTTACTGACTGCCCAAGCCTTGCGTTCTTATGAACAACAGTGTTTGTTTTTTCATACGGATACGAAAGTCTTGTAATTTGTTTTTGCACCATATACAGAAGTTTTGAGATTTCCATAAATTGTTTCAAAGACTCTACATTTGGCAAAAAGATTGTTGCGAGGTTGCATGATTCACCATCCGCAAGTGCAATTTCTGCACATGGGTTGAAGCCTTCAATAGTTGGGTCTGGCATCTTCTCGCCCAATCTCCCATGTGTTCTTGCAAGCTTTCTATTCAACAAACCGTATGGCTCGCCAGTTCCGTCATAACCTTTCCAGAACTCTGCAGCAATTTCATCATATGAGTCAGCATAGATAGAGTTGTTTGAGTTCGCTCTCCATGCAGGGACATTGCCGCTACCCCAATTCTTTGCTCTAATAAACAACATGTCATCAGGATCTCCAATTGCAATTTGTGCCGATCTGCGTGAGGATCCAGACACAACAATTCTTCCAATGATATTGCAAATATCAAGAACATCAATTGAACGAAGTTTCTTTCCAACCCTTTGATCTAATACTTTAGAAATATCCGCAATGCCATCTACAAGCGCACCAGAGCCAGAAGCTGTTCCGCCAAATGTCTTGAGTGGTGTTCCAAACTCACGAATCAATAAAGTTGAGTATGTAAAAGATTTACCAGTTACAAAGTAAGACTCAAGCACTTTATGGAGCAATTCTCTCCAGCCCTGTCTTGAATCAGGAACAATGAAATCAGCGTCATTTGTTTTTTCAGCTGTAATGTGATTTACTTTTCTAACCTTTGGCAAATCATGAATCTTTGAGCGCTCAACGGAGAAACCAACTCCGCCGCCAAGCATCAAGTAATCAAACAAAAGTTCAAAGTCTTCAATTTTTTCAATGTTTGTAAAAAAACAATTATTGAGAGAAGTTCCTGAGAACTTCTTTACAAGAGGAGTGCCGAGTTGCCAGAGGGCTCTGCCTGAAACTGAACACCTAAGGTTAAACATGTGATCAAACAGAGCTTCTGCTTCAGCTTGTGTAAATGGAACTCCAATTTCAATTGCTCCATCAATAATTCTTTTGATTGTCTCAACCCATGTCTCACTCCTGTCTGTTCCGTCAATCTTGCGGCTGTATGTTCTTAAATAGACAACTTCTCCAAGACCTCCAAATCCCCAAGGTGCGATTCTTGAACTATAGCTATTAATAAAATCTGTTGTAAAAATTGACATGACATACCTCCAAAAGTAAGAACAACCATCTTACCCTGCGGGCAGACTCGGTGCAACCAAAAATACCTAGGTCTAAGAGAAATTATTTTCGTAGAAAATTATTCTTTCAAGAATTTTATCCGCAACGCTTGACCAAGAATGTTCGCTGTGCAATATGCGTGCAGATTGAATCGTATACTTCTTGAATTCGTCATATTCAGAAACAACATGGGTCATAAGATCCATCAGCTGCTCCATATCAGGGTAAGCCCACAATCCTGTGTCTTCACCGTACTGATGACTGTTCCAGTCTGCATTACCCATCTTGCATGAAAGAGGTATTGAGTATTTTGCAAAATCGCTACATCCAGTCGCATCTGTCACAATTGTTGGCATACCAGTACAAAT